GCAGGCTGCAGAAAGTTTTATAAAATATCACAATACTAATAACGCTACAGTACAACACGAATACAAAGTAACAGGCGTAAGCGTTATAGAAAGCTGGATAGTAGAAGACAGCAAAAACGACAAATCAAACTTATACGGTTACGAATTGCCAAAAGGTACTTGGTTTGTATCTATGCGTATAGAGAACGATGAGGTATGGCAGCAAGTGAAGGAAGGCACCTTAAAAGGGCTGTCTATTGAAGGATACTTCGTCAATGCTGCAGAGCAAATGGCTAAAGTAGGCAGTATGGTAAGCGACGGTATGGACTTACCGCTATACGATAGCGAAGAAGAAGCGCTAGAAAAAGCTAAAGAAATGGGCTGTGAGGGCGTACACGAACACACGCTAGACGGCAAAACTGTATATATGCCTTGTAGCAATCACGATATAATAAAAGAACTAGGCGAAATACTAGAACTTGCTAGCTACACAGACTACCCTAAAGCAGCTACTGCTAACGCTGAACGCGCTATAATAGAAAACGAAGAACGCGGTAACAAGTGCGCTACACAGACAGGAAAGGTAAGAGCGCAGCAAATCGCAGCTAGACGACCTTTAAGCTACAAAACGGTAAAGCGCGTTTATAGTTATTTGTCAAGGGCTAAAACGTACAACACAGGCGACTATAACGATTGCGGTACAATATCCTACAATTTATGGGGAGGCGACCAGATGTTACGATGGGCTAAAAAAATTGTTGAACGCGAAAATAAAACAAAATAAACTATAATATATTTTATAGTGTAACTTTTACTACAAAATTTGAACAAATGGATTTAAAAGAACGCATTAAAGTGGCTTTGGGTATCAACGAAGAAGCTACAGAAGTAAAGCTAGCTTTCCAAGCGAAACTAGTAGACGGTACTATTATTACGTCAGAAGCAGATGAAATGGCTGTAGGCGTATTAGTTAGCATTTTGTCGGAAGACGGCGAAACTACTCCTATGCCAGAAGGCACTTACGAACTAGAAGACGGCACTAAATTTACTGTAGACGCAGAAGGTATGGTAGCTGAAATCGCAGACGTAGAAGAAGAGGTAGACGCTGAAGACAAAGACGAAGAAGACTACAAAGAGGAAAAAGAAGAAATGTCTATCGAAGACAAAGAAGCTGCTTTATTCGCAGAAGTAGGTACTGTAGTAAAAGAATTACTAGAAGAAGTGCGTAACGATATATCTAGACTTTCAAGCGAACTAGACGAACTACGTGGCGAAAGTTTAGCTAAAGACGAAAATATAGCAGAATTACAAGAAGAAAATACTAACCTAGAGTCGCAAGTTAAAGAACTTAACGAAGCGCCTGCTACGGATAGCGTTAACTTATCGAAGTTTGCAGAAAACAAAAAAGTAGAATTATCTACAGACGACTATAATAAGTTAACACCAAAACAAAAATACTTACATAATCTAAATAAAATCAAATAAAAAATGGCTTTAACAATTTCATCCAGCTCATATGCTGGCGAGTTTGCGGGACTCTATGTAAACGCAGCTCTTCGACAAGCAGACAGCTTAAACTATATGACTGTTCGCGAAAATGTAAACTATAAAGAAGTTATCCAGGTAGGTAGCGGTGCTTTATTAAAAGACGCTACTTGTAACTTTGACGAGCAGTCTACTGCACTAGCTTTGGCTGAATCAGTTTTAGAAGTAGAACAATTCCAAGTAGCTCAAGAAGTATGTCGTAAGACTTTACTTTCTGACTGGAATCACTCTAAAGAAGAAGACCTAGTAGCTTACGCTATGTCTTACATGGCGCAAACTATCGCTGACGGTGTAGAATTTGCTATCTGGCAAGGTAACACTTCTAACAGTGGACAGTTTAACAAGTTAGCTACAGGATCTATGACTGCTTCTTCTGCAGGTGGTGCTTTTACTGCTGCTTCAGGAACAGGTAACATTATTACAGAACTAGGTACTTTAGCTGCTGCTATCCCTACTGCTGTATACGGTAAAGAGGACACTTATATCTATATGAACAAGAAGACTTATAGATTATACATTAACGCTATTTCTGCGTTATCTGCTTTCCCATTCAACCACATGGGGCAGTACACACCAGAATTTGAAGGAACTAAAATTGCTGTATGTTCAGGTATCGCTGATAACGTAATGTATGCAGGACAGGCTTCTAACATTTTCTTTGGTACTTCTGCTACTTCTGATTTAACTGAAGTACAAGTAGTAGACATGGCACCGTTCGGAGAGCAGAACGTAAGAATGATAGCTAGATTTACTGCAGGAGTTGCAGTTGGTGTAGCTGCAGACTTTGTATACCACTCTTAATAAATAACCGCGTAAAAGCTAGGGTGTAAAAACCCTAGCCTAACGTCTTAAAAACAAATTACAATTATGGCTTGCGAATTAACAAAAGGAAGAGCATTAGACTGCAAAAGCAGCACAGGCGGTATTAAGGCGGTTTATTTTGCACAGGTAGCAGACGTAGTATTGACAAACCCTGAAGCAGGGCTAATTTCTGATTTAGAGTTTGCTTCTGGCGCTCCTACTTCGTTATTTAAGTATAACTTACCACGAGGTACAGGTAGCTTTACAGAAACGATTACAGGTAGTAGCGAAAACGGCACGTTCTTTTATGAGCCTTCGTTATCAATTATGCTACATGGCTTAACTACTGCAGACCAAAACGAAATCAAGTTGCTAGCACAAAACAGACTAGTAGTATTCGTTCAGCTTAACGCTAGAGTAGCTACAGGCGGTCACGACGTTATACTATGTTTAGGTGCAGAAAACGGACTAGAACTAACTACAGGAACTGCGTCTAGTGGTGCAGCTTTCGGAGATATGGTAGGATACAGTTTGACACTATCAGGCTTGGAGCGTTTCCCTGCTTCATTAGTAGCAGATTATACTTCTACACCGTTCGACAATACAGCCTTTAACGGCGGTAGTTCTATTACAATAGACGAAGACTAATAACATATATTAGTATATATATAGATTAAAAGCGGCTTTTTGTCGCTTTTTTTCGTATAAAACTAAATAAAACTTACTATTTTATATTTTATAGTGTATGTTACATATAACTAGAAGAACAGCGAATAACTTATATTTTACTTTACGCGATAACAAGAAGCAAGCGTCAGGGGTAGGACACTTTTATTTATTTAAGTTTACGAACGATATGACAAATAGATCGGTATACTTAATGAATACAGCAGCTACTAGTATAACGCACAACGCAAGATATAGTCACCTAGTCTTTACGGAAGGAACGCACGTAACTTTAAGCCCTGAAGGGTTTTTTAAATACACAGTTTACGAAGTAACAGACAACACTTTAACAGACGACAGCACACTAAACGATACGCATATAGTAGAACAAGGCAAAGCGTTTGTTAAAGACAACGGAGTAACAGAGGTAAGCTATACAGAGTATACACCTACCGACGCTACTAATACACTTAACAAAAATACAGTATACTTAAATATTTAATATAATGAGTGCAAAAAATCAAGTACAACTATTAAACGAGCAGCTAGGTAAAGGCGGAATTAGCGTAGTATTTACAACGGCAGCACAGACAGAAAACTTCTACGCTGTACACTTTGTTACAGAAAGCGTTATAAGCGCTATAACAATTACAAACTGTACAGGCGAAAGTGCGCTACAGACTACAATTCCTGCAGGAACTGTTATCTTTGCTAATATTACAGCTATCACTATGTCTAGCGGCGTAGCTATTGGCTACCACAATTAAGATATGAAGTTAGGGTTAACTATGGGTATAAATTCTAGGCGTGAAAACCTAGAAGGTATGGGAGGCTTTGATATTTCGAGCGTATCGGGTTTGCAAAGGTGGTACAAGTTTCAAACAGGTATTACTTTAAACGGTAGTAATGTTTCACAATGGGATGACCAAAGCGGTAACAACGTACACCTAGCGCAAAGTACAGCTACGCAACAGCCAGCGTATAATGCTGGTAATGTACATTTTGACCGCGTAAATGATAAAATGAGCATGGGCGCAAATATAGCCCTAACAACGTTTACTATTTTTATGGTAATAGAAACAGACACTACTTCTAGTAACAACCAAACGCTTTTTAGTGGTGCTGTATCTAACGGTCAAGACTTCTTTAGGTACGACCTTACCTTATGGCGTTTCAGACCTAGTAGTGGCGCTGCTAGTCAGCAAACTATATCACACGCCCTAACTAATGGCGAAAAGTTTTTATTAACTGTAGTAGGTACTGACGACAGCGGAACTTTAAACGTCGCAATAAGAGATAACAAAGCAGCTATAGGTAACGCTACCTGTAATTCTACTGCAGGATCTGACACTTTTAATCTACAAGTAATAGGTGATCACAACAATACAAATCAACTTTGGGATGGTAAAATTTCGGAGATAGTAGTATTTAATACTGCGCTCACAGGCACAGACCTTGACAATGTAGAAAGCGATTTAATGACTAGACACGGTTTATAATATGTACTATAAAGGAACTGAAAAAAAATGTTTAGATATACTAGAAAGGTTAGACAACTATCTAGGCTATCCTAATAACGACAGTAAAACTTTAACTACTAGTAGTGTAGGTTTTGTATCTGAAACAGAGGAATATTTTATATGCGTACCAAAGGAAGCAGAAACGGTACTAACTAAAGCGGAAAAAAGCGCTTTAATAGATGATAGACCTATAGAATTTAACGTAGTAGACTAATGGATAAAGATAGACTGTTAAATATACAATTTACAAACGAGGTACTACCTAAAACTATAGAAAGCCCTGTAAACGAATGGATAGGCTACGGTGACGGCGACTATAAAAACCTGTACCCTAACTATATTATAAACCTTTATAACAACTCGGCAACACACGCGGCAGTAGTAAACGCTACTGCAGCAATGATTGCAGGCGAAGACTTACTAATAGAAGAAGGTAACGACTTACAACAATACGTAGCGTTAAAGAAGTTTTTAGCTGACGCAGGCGAAAATACTACACTACACGAAATAGTAACTAAAATAGCTTTCGACCTTAAACTGCAAGGCGCTTTTGCTCTTAATATTATTTGGAGTAAAGATCGTAGCCGTATAAGTCAAATAAAACATATACCAGTAGAAAAGTTAAGAGTAGGTAAGCCTAACGAAGACGGTAAGGTAACTGAATACTATTTAAGTAGCGACTGGGCGCAGTATAGAAAGAAAGAACACACGCCTATAAGAATAGCTGCCTTTAACGAAGACGATAGAAGCGAAGCTAGTCAAATTATGTATAAGGGTTTGTACTCTCCTGCTATGGAATTATACTTTACTCCTGATTATATAAGTGCTAACAACTGGATTCAAATCGACAATTTGACCGCAGACTATCACCTTAACAATATATCTAACGGCTTTAGTGCTTCGTACTTTATAAACTTTGCTAACGGTATACCTACGGCAGAAGAACGCCGACAAATAGAACACCAAATAACGCAAAAATTTAGCGGCAGCAACAACAGCGGCAAGATGATTTTAACGTTCAGCGATAGTTCAGAAACAAAGCCTGAAATAGTACCTATACAAGTAAGCAACGCAGACAAGCAATATACTGTCCTTAACGAACTTTGTATACAGAATATAATGATCGGACACCGCGTTACAAGCCCTATGCTTTTAGGAGTTAAAACAGAAGGACAGCTAGGCGGACGTGGCGAACTATTACAAGCACACGAACTATATACTAACACCGTTATACGACCTTTTCAAGAAGTTA